TCAATCAATGAGTACGAAACTTTTGTTAAGGGCATTTTCAATTCTCCACGTAAATAATTGTGTAACGCAAATTTTTGCCGCTTAAACTAGCATAAGTTAAACCAGCTCCCCCGTCTGGCCTAAAACGAGAACTTGTAGTGTTGTCAATCGCCGCAGCTAATGACCCAAGGCCATAACTATGCTCAATGACAACACCGCCTTGTGAAGAATTGCCCGAGTCAACATTTGCGGCAAATGGCAAACTAATTTCAGCCACCGTTGCGCTAACAGTAGCGCCAATCGTAATATTACAACTTGCAATTACAAGTCGCCCTATTTTGGTGTATTTGGCGGTTGCATTATTAGTAATCGTTACGCCAACCCCTGTTGCGTCGGCTGCTGTCCAAGTGCCTTCCTCATAGTCATCAAACAACTCGCTTGTGCCTGTGCCTGGTGTTGCAGAAAAGTCAATGCCTTTGCCAGATGTTCCAATGACTAAGTTGCCATTGGATAGCGTAACATTACCGCTGAAAGTTGGGCTAACAAAGCCGTTGATTGCTGATACTGTTTTTAACATTCTGGTTCTCCTTAGAACACAAATTCAATAATAGAGGTGAATGGTGGGGCTTCTGTGAATGTTACATTGCCATTCGCAAATGCGTAAGTGTTTTGATTCTGGTACACACCATTGATATAAATTGACAAGGGTCTTGATGTGACTGAATAAATAGTCTGTGTGCCTGTGCCAGTTGCATTTGTCACGACAGCGCCACCACCAAAAGCATTGTCATTCAGCGAGGTATAGACTACCGTTGCGTTCTTGTTCTGCACTTGGATGGAGTAATCGCTTGCAGTGTAAATGCGTGATGGTGTGCCTTGGTAGACAGGATAACCCCCACTTGTGCGAATCGGCTGAACAGCAGTGATCGTTTTTGCTGAATCCCAATAGGCAACAATCGGGTTTGTAATTGGGTTTAGGTTAACCGTGCCAATCCAAATGTAACCATCATCAAGCGGCTGTCCATCAGCATCCGCAAACGCTGGATATGGTGGTTGAACTGATAGTGCTGACATTTATTTATTCCCCAAAGGTTGCAAAGCCTGTCTAACTCTGTTTCTGACTTCACGATTTTTGACGTATTTAGATGCTTCCCTCAAAGCTGTGACTGCTGGTGCTGGTATTCCAGTTAAACCAAAAGTCATCACAGAGTCTAAAGCAACTTGCAAAGCTGATGCTGTATTTGAAAAATTTATCGCACCAGGTGGTGCTGTGTAAATATCAATCGCTATTTCACCAAGGTCTCTAATTTGTTGCGCTTGCTTTTTGCCATACAAGCCTTCGAGCTTGCCTTCTCTATCCAAAGACCGAATGACACTGTTTAATTTGTCAGGGGAAACTAATGCTTGCCCACGTTCATCTCTTTGGGCTGTTGACAAGGATTTATTGATAATGTAACGAATTGTGTTGGACTTCAATTCATTCCATGCCTGTTTGCCTTCCGGCCCTGCCGTGAGCAAAGTTTTCCTGACTTTGTTCATTTCTTCAAGTGGGGCATTGATAATGATTTTGTCAAAGACATCATCAAAAGCAATAACACGCTCGTCAGTGCCTCGTTTGGTTGACAGAAGTTTTGCTGTCAATCCTACGTTTTCAAACTCATTGGCAAAATCCTGACGCAATTTTCGGGCTGCCTTGTAAGATTCGCCACCTTTACCTTCAGTTCCAGCATCAATTGCGGAATTGATTTTTCTTGCCATCAAAGACTCTCGTCTGTTTGTCCAGTCGGTAGCCTCATTGACAAATTGTCTGAGCAATTCAGTATCGTCAATGGATTTGGCTTGTGCAATCAAGTTGCCATCTGCATCTTCTACCAATACACCAAGCCTAATTGCTTCTTTGCGAATTGGTGCAACATTTGGCGCAACGCCTTCAAAACGCTGAACATCTGCCGCAGTTGTTGCCAACTCATTCAGAGTAACTGGCTCAAGCATAGAACCATCTTCTCTGGCCTTTGTATAGGCATCACGAATTTTTCTTCTTTGCACTTCGGCTTTATTGACAACGGCTTTATCTACGGCTTTGCCAATGTCTCTTGCATCTGCCAGCAATGGTTCAGTACGATCAACCATCGCATCAAATTGCTGAATTAAATTTGCTGTTTGATTGCTGACTCGTTCACGCAAAGGTGCTCCAGCCTCACCTAATTTAGCAGTTTCTTTTTCAAACTGAAGGTCTGCAAAATTTCTTGTCCTCTGACCAGCAGTTAATCCAGCAGGGCCTGTAAAACCTAATTGTTCCGCAACCGTTACTCTTTGTAACTCTGCTGGAGTTGCTGCCGCACCAACAGAAACACGCCCACCAGCCGCTGTTGGGGTTGGAGGGGTCTCCATACCTAAAGCCTCACGAACGGCTGTTGTAGCCGCTTGTACAGGCTTTGCAATAGCCTCTCCAGTTGCTTGTGCCGCTTGCCGTGTCGCAGCCGCACCACGCTGGGCTGTTGCTTGCGTAATGGGGGCGGCACTTCTAATTGCTTGTGCGGTCGCAGTAGGTGCTGCAATAGTTGGCAAAACAGGCGGTAAAACTTCACCCAAAAATTGACCAGTAGCCTGCACCATTTCTTGGCCTGCTTCTGTCCTTGGTTGATAAGTTAATGCCTGCGCTCCTTCTGCTGCGGCTCTTTCAACCGCACGAGCCGCTTGTGGTGTGCCAAACTCACCAGATAAAATTTGTTCTGTCAGACCTTTACCAGCGCCAATAATTGTGCCTAGCGTACCGCCTGTTGCGGCTGTTCCCAAAGTTAAGGCGGTTTCACCAGCACCAATAATACGACCTAGCACACTTGGCGTTGGTGGTACAGGCGCAAGTTGCTGTCGAGTACGAGCAGTGGTTTCTTCTGCTTTTGCAATTTCATAGGCTTGAGCCACAGTATCAAACGCAGGCGTACCACGTTTATCCGAGTTTCTTACAATCCATGCTGCGTATTCGTCTGCGGTTGCCATTTATTGACCTCCAGCCAAAATTGCATCTGCCGCTGATCGAATATTATTTTGTGCTGCCATTGGTTGCGGGCTTCTAGGTGTTGGGATTTGTTCAACTAATGATGTCTGCGTTCTAGGGTCATATTTCTTTGTTACATCATCAATAATTCGTGTTGAAAAATCATTGAAATTTTCACCTGCTTTTGCCGCATAGTCACCCGCAACAAAAGTATTCTTAGCTCGTGCCAAAGACCCGTTATTATTTGTTAACCAATCTGTTTTGGCATTATTGATTGAAGCATCAATGTCTTGCAACTTAGCCATACCACGCAAAAAGCTCGACAAATCTGAGGCTGATGCGGTCTCGCTTGGGAAACCACGCAATGCCAAGGCAATGTCTCGATCAGTTGCAGGGCCTGGTGGTAAAGATTTTATAGCCGCTGTATTTCTAAGCCGTGTATATTCTTGGCGCAGTTGTGTCATGCCACCCTGAAAACCAACACCTCTTTTCAGATAGTCAGATGCGCTTGAAAAGACACCATAACCACCACCCTCGGCTTCAAGGCGTTTTGCTAGATCATTAAATTGACCAGCGGATTGCTTAGATGTTGCCGCTGCCACAGCAGATTCATTAATAAGTTTTTTTGTATCTGCTGGTACTTCATTTAATTTTTGACCAACAGATGCTAATTTTTCAGCCACCAATGCAGTAGTTTCTTGTGTGCTTAAATTAAGTCGTGCTGAACGATCACTAATTTGGCTTTTCAGATTTTTAACATCCCAATTGCTTTTCTCAAGAATGGCAAGTTGTTGCCGTTCTGCAAACTGCGCCTCCACTTTGGCTTTGTTGGCATCTGCTGTTGCTTTTGCAGCATCAGCGGCTGCTTTTTCTGGTGCGTTCTTTGCAGTGGCCTGGGCTGCGGTAGCATCTGCCACGGCTTTGTCTGCGTCTGCAATCGCCTTTTTCAATGCGCTTGGCTGGAGGGCTTCTGCCCTCTGTGTTGACAATGTTTTATCAGCATTATCGAGAAAATCTTTACCGCCAGGCAATCCAGCAATGGTCAACGCAATCGTTGTCTGCGCTCCTGTTGGATTGAGCCTAATAAGATTTGAAAGGTCGTCATAACCCTGCGCTTCTTTTTCTCTCCCAGCATTTCTAAGTGCTGTGGCTTGTTCCTTGAGTTGCATTTCAGCAACTGGCAAATTTCCAGACTTAATGGCTGTGTAAACCTGAGTGCCTTGTCTTAAAGTATTTTGTTGCTGTTCTTTTGTTTGAGCCTCAAAACCCGACAATACTGTTGCGGCTTGATCTTTAGGCAAAAATGCAGTAACCCGTGCGTAATCTGTTGCTGTTGCGTTCGGGTTTTTGAATAAATTTGCAAGTTCAGTTTGAGCTGTTTGTGCTCTTTCTCTGCTTTGCTGTGCCGCTTGAATTTCAGCAATGCCAGCACCAAGTTTAAAACCGCCCAAAGCAGATTCAAATGGGCTTTGCACATCCACTGTGTAATCAATCGGGCGCATTAAAGGGTTAATCGTTGCCATGTTCTAATCCTTAAAACCCAAGTCCTGGAGTTTTTCCTGCGCCATATTGGAAACCAAGAAGTTGACCAGGCAAGTTAAATAATTGCCCATAAGCCTTTGCTTGACCGATCTCACCACCAGCACGTGCAGCACCCTGTTGAGCAAGTAAATTTGCCACGTTTGTGCCTGACTCCATACCAGCCGCACCAACACCAGCCGCAGACCTCTGTCCCAAGGTGGTCATTCCACCCAAGCGACCATATTGTTCTTCAATCAATTGATTCAGCACTTGTGGGCGAAACTGAGCCAATGCCGCTTGAACATTGCCACCACGCAAGCCACCAGTTGCAGATGCCCTTTGAAGTAAGGCTTCCTCGCCTTGTCGTGTGAGTTCCTGAAAACGCTCACCTCCGCTGATACGCTCGATGGCGGCACGTTCTGCCTCTGGCCCTCTTAAACCAAGAAATGCTTGTTGTGCTTCCAATGCTGGCAAACCAGCTTCTGTATAAGGTTTTAACAAGGCTTGTAAAGCATCAAACTGTCTGCGTTGCTCTTCAATACCTGCTTGGGCTGCTCCAGACTGAATCTCTGCGGCTTCACCAGCTGCTTTAGCTTGCGTTCGACTACCTATGAGTTGGCTTCCACCAACGACTAGAGCTGTTATTGGATCAGGCATCGCCAAACTCCTTCATGTAATCTTCAAAAGTCTCGCCATACAAAGCCATCACATGATGACCATATTTTGTGGCATATCCAGCCCCATGCACTAGCGAAACTGTCATTAAAATTAAATCGTAATACCCGGCTCGCCAAACGAAAGACTTGGCATCTGCCTGTTTATTGCGCTCTGCCGTGTCCGAGGCTTGCCACTTGAGAATCATTGTCGCCAACAAAGGCGTTAAATTGGTGCTGTTGGCGATAAAAAATGTATTCTGGTGCATACCCACCAGTGTGTTCCAAATGGTCGCATTGAGGTCTTCTCGTTCCACTTGATCGCCATCTGCAACATCATCAAAGACTTGGATTGCGTCATAGACCATCATCAGCCAATCAATGGCTGGTTGGGGTAGCATAAAAACCTTGGTCAGGTTTTCTCGCAGTCCATTGGTCATCCACAACTCCTAATTAGGGCAGGCCGCTGGATGCCAGAACTCAGCGGCTTGATTTTCGCACAAATTGACAAAAGGTCAATCCTCATATTCTCTGTCTTCCCAAGCCTGACAAACCCGCATATCGTTACAGATAAAGTTCAGCTTTTCGCAGTGACCCCTGTATCCTGCGCCTTTGTCATAAGCCGCCATTGGGATGCGCTCAATCCGTACTTGGGTCATAAAGCTGTTGTCGTAATACTCGCAGTTTGAGCAATGCTTTCGTCTTGCGTCTTTTTCATCGCATTGCATAGCTTCTGCCAAACCAGCATAAAACTCCTTATTTGCGCCAGGCTCATTGGTGGGCATTTCAGGGCCATAGTTCCAATCAGCGACCGCAACGGCATAATTCTTTTTATTTTCTGCGTTGGTCAAAAATTCTTCTTCCATCGGCAAGCCATTAAAGCCCCGTGGGATAACCATAAATTCTTTCATTTCTAGCTCCTTATGAAATTTCTCGGCCTGATGCTCGGATGGTCAGGGATGTTGCCGCCCCTGCGATTGTTGAAATAAAACCACCAACGTCTAATGCCTGACCCACCAATTCAGGGCAAGTATAGGTCTCATCTGGCACGATGGTACGTGTATCAATAATCAGGTTTGATGCGCCTGCCGTGCCACCAGTTGTCACCAAGTTGCAACTGAAAGTCACATTGTTGGCACTGGTATTGGTAACCGTAAACTTGTCAATAATTGCCTTGACATTTGTTGCGGTGTATTGGGTGGTTTGGCTGTTCTCTGCCTGTTTTGCAGGGATTAGCACTTTTACTGTAACTGTCATTGGACACCTCCGATATTGTTGTTGACTGTGAGAATTATGGATGGAATGCCTGGGTGCGGTGCAGCCGCAGGAAATGCGGCAAGCTCAACACTTAGGTCGCTGACCGAGAACATCAGCTCAACATAGTCATTGGCCTTGAGATCAAAAAAATAATTTAACGATGAAAAAATCTCAGCATTATTACCTTGAATCCTGATCTGACTTGCGCTGTCTGGCACATCCACACCGTTGAGCCTAAACCAAAAATAAAATTCTGCCGTGCCGCCTGCTGTCTTATCCAACTGGAACGAGGTATCAAAGTTATAGATTCCCTCGCTGTCCACAATGATGCGTGAAGTGGGAGTTCCAAGATAAACGCCATTGCTTAAATCGGTATTGTTAAATGTGATGGCAGTGGCTGTATTGATAACTGTCGCTGTCTGGGTCGTGGTGTCGTAAAATGACCCATATCTTGCACGTTTGAACTCTCGTGGTGGTGGGGTCATCTGTAAACCCTCAACTGCTTTATTTAGTTTGTCCACCAATGCCAAAGCCTGATTTGCTTTGCTTTCAGCCAATGCCACAGTCACCGCAGTTTCTTGCGCCAGTAATGCGATTCTGTCTAGTGCATCTTGTGCCTTTGCGCTTAATGCTGCATCATTAACGCCACTCTCTTGTGCTAAGGCACTTAATTGCGCTAATGCTTCATTTGCTGTTGCCGCTGCATTATCTGCCTGATATTCAAAATCAGTTCCAACAATTACTTGAAGTTGGTCAACAGTAGAAAACAGCAATTCAAACTGCCTGATCTGTTGCTGATCGGTCAAGAACTCCGCAAGCTGGTCACGGGTCAAGTTAAGTCTGCGTGAAACTGGTGCGGTTGCCATCAGTATGCCAATGCTTCAATCTGTGCCTCTAAGCGCACATAGGACACATGGGCATCACTATCCCCACGGAAACGCTGTATGCGCCAGTTCCTCATATGTCCTTGCTGAAACCAAGCCAAACGCTTCTGGCGGTTGCCAATCGTGCCGACAGCAATAAATTTTTCTTGTGAATAAGTCTGCCCATCCAAAGAGTAGCTGGTGCTGATTTTTGGGTTTTTGCCCAATGCAATGCTACCCGTCAGGCTGACAAGTTCCATCTCGTTAAATATCGCACCATTGCTCTCATTGTAGACAATCAATGTGCCAAACTCCCAACGCACTTGCTGACCCCAATGATGCCCTGTGTCTTGCACTAAATAACCGATACTGGTGGATTGCGGATCGCCAACCATCCACTTGTCGTACACCCAAACTAAATTTCTGGCTCTGTATTGTGCAAATCCAGACAAGGTTGTGGTCAGAGTAAACCAGACAGGAGTTTGTAATGCCTCAGATGCTGATGCGTCATAAACTATGGTACGGTCAGGCAAATGCACATAAAGGTGTTGATGACTTTTGTCATTTCTGGCCTCTAACTTAACCAAGGCCAATTGAGCTTCGGTGTATTCAAGAAGCAGATTGTCAATTTCCTGTGTGCTTATCTTTTGTGCAATAGCCGATGCGCCAACGTAAATGCTTGGCGCTTCATTCCTGCCACTTCCTAAAAACGCAATGCGTTCGATAAAGACACAGCAAGCAAATGTTCCAACAACGCCCTTTTGTATCTGTGCGCCATCAATTCGTGCAAATGGGAATAACTCACCACCCACGTTATCGAATACCTCAATCGTATTGCGGTTCAAAGCATAGATTTCGTTTCGCAACTTTAGTAGCGCAACCACTGGGTCTGGGTCAACTTCAGAACTGCCGTACTTTAGCGGATTGACTTGAGTTGGGTCTGTCAGCTCTGTGACGATTAAAAACTCGCCATCTGTGGTCATAAAGTAACCATCAACCCACACTACATCAAGCACCACGCCCAAATCAGGGTCAGTTACTTGAGTCAGAGTTGTGCCATTCCAATAATACAAACGACCACCAGAAGCAATCGCAAGTAAATCAAAGCTGTAATCAAAGGTCACCAGTTGATCTACTGGCCCACCCACATCGCCCAATATAGTCACTGTGCCTGCGCTGTCTATTTCTACTAGCTTTGTACCCATCACTCGATATAGGTTGCCTTGCCAGTTGATGCCGCCACGGTCAACTCCTGGCCCTGTGCCGTTGGACACAATGCCATCGCCTGGTCGTAAAAACCCATTGCTAATGCCTGACTGCTTTGGCACAGGCACAAGATTCACTGGGTAGCTGGTACGCAGTTCAGGGGTGCTATCGGTAAAAATGCCGTTCAGGATAGGTATCTGCATCACTTGGCCTTGTTGCGTTCAGAGATGCGTTTTGCTTTGGCTTTGGCATCTGCTTTTGATGATGCGCCCCAAGCCCTCAGACTTAACAACAATCGAGTGGGTTCACCGTCTTTGTACTCAGGGCCAGTGTTGCCACTCATGCGAGCCAAGAACGATGCTCTACGGGGATTATCGCCAGACTTGACAGGAGGCTTCAGATTCATGCCCTCGGCCTTTGCCGCAGCCCTACCTTTAGCGTTCAAGCCGCCTTTGGGATTCTGGCCTTCTTTTCGTGCATAAGCTGGGCTTTTCATCTGAACCCCTTGATCTTTTCAGCAATCTTTTTAGGCTGCTTGGCAAACTGCTTTCCAGCCTTTGTAGCCTCACGCTTTGCTCTTGTGGTTGCCGCATATTCAGCCGCACTCAAGGCTTTAATAGCCTTCTCAGGCAGATACCTCTCGCCTGTTTCAGACGATGGTTTTCCAGACTTGGTGCGCCAGTTTTGGCTTGACCAATCTTTGAGGCTTTTTTGTGTGGCTTTCATTTATAACCGCCACCTTTTTCTTTGTACTTCTTTGCCAACAGTTGGGCTTTGCGAGCCGACCATTCACCAGCCGCAGTGCCTTGCACAGCAGAACCTTTGATTTCCTCAAAGAGCCGCTTACGCATGGTTGGCTTCGTGTAGTTGCCAGCCTCATTGACAGATGACTTAGGCTTGGTAGCCATTATGAATCCACGCCTTTGATAACTGCAAAGTTAAATATTGGCTGTTCAGTTGTTGTGCCGCCAGTGGTGCGGAATGTAATATCAAAAGAACCCAAGGTTGTCTTAGTGACCATCAAGTCATACAAATCAGTGCCAGTGTGCTGAGTGAGGATAATCGCATCGGTTGTCGCAACGGTGCTATTGGTCACAGTGAAAGTTGTTGCGCTTGTTGTACCTGCCGCAGAAAATAACGTGATTTGACCAGTTATTTTGTTAATCGTCACACCTGTGGTTCGGCTTGTGCCTTGAATAACTACACCACCTGCGCCTGTGGAATAACCCACACCAGCCGTACCAGATGATCTAAGTGACCCTGTGACTGCTAGACTTGTTCCTGTGGCTGCACCGATATTTGGAGTCACCAATGTAGGTGTATTTGCAAATACGACTGCGCCTGTGCCAGTTTCATCGGTTAATGCTGCCGCCAAGTTTGCGCTTGATGGGGTTGCCAAAAATGCACCTACATTTGCGCCAAGTCCAGTTACACCAGCAACAGGCAAACCTGTGCAATTGGTCAGCGTACCTGATGTTGGTGTGCCAAGAATTGGTGTTACGAAAGTTGGGCTGGTGTTAAATACCAACAGACCAGTGCCTGTTTCATCAGTCATTGCCGCCCGTAGATTGGCACTTGATGGTGTCGCCAAAAATGCTTGCATACCCGCAGCATAAACAGTCTCAGCATTAATCTGATACCAAGAGTTTGTAGGCTGATAAAACCGAATGGCTGTTGCAGTACCAGCACCCAAGAATGTCACGCCACCATAAAGAGCAGTTGCACCATTCAGCGCAATCGTCAGTGAGGTAATCTCTTGGGTGGTCGTAATCAGCACCGTAGTGCCATCAGGCACTCCAGTATTCAAAGGCAAGGTGATCGTGCCAGATGCCAGCGTTCCAGCAGGTTGCAACAACATCCATTGATCTTGACTGACAGGAGTTGGAACAGTGATGTTGAACCCAGAGCCAGGCACATACAGATTCACCGACAGCGTTGGCGATGCAAAACTTTGCTGGAAAAATGTCAACAGATTGCCAATGGACAAACGTCTTGCATCCCCATTATTGGGCGAATAAACGGGTAACTGGTCTCCGCTTGAAACAGTGCTGAGTACTGGTAACTGATTGATTTGTGGCATGACTGTCCTTAATAGTATTCGAGAGGCCCATCAGGGCCAGCAGTAACAGGGTTGGCTGGTGGTCTGATAAACGGATTATCGTAGACCCTCCAAGGCTTATTGCCAGCACCAGCAGGCATTGTTGCCGGAAGTTGCTGTTCAAGCGGGAATGTGGCTCTTTGTAACAGAATGTCGTAACCCTGCTTGGCAGTCGTCTTGGTCTCAATCATTACTTGCTTGCCAAAACTTGGGGCAAGTCTAATGCCTAGACTGCAAATAATGGCCTCGTAAGCCGAATCAGGCACGAGGGTTTCTTCATCTAGGTTGCTATCTTGTGGGCTGGATGGCAAAGGATAACCCAAACGGATACCCTTGGCATTCCAGTCTGCCATCATTGCATCTAATCTACGCAAGGCAGATTCAAGCTGTTCAGGCTGTAAATCAAATACATAAGACGCAAGCCCGATTTCCTCAAAGGCTGCGCTTATGAATTGTCGTTTTGTGTAGCCCATGCTGATTCCTCAATGTGTTTCAACAGTGTCGCATCTGACCAGCGTTTGTCAACTTTCATGCCAATAGATTCAGCTTGTTGTAGCATTTCCTCACGGGTCGGTGGGCTGTCATCAACAGCCTTAACAACTTCAATTGGCTCATCATGCACTTCAATAACTTGTGCGCCAATCGGTGATGGATAGTAGACTTTATTGAGCTTGCGTTCGATGGCTTGCTCTTTTTTGAGTTTGCGCTTTTGCAAACGCAACTCCCGCCACGGGGCGAGAGTCTTGGTCTTAACGATTGCGGCTGACTTAATCATTTTTTCATTGGTGCTTTGCTAGGCTTGCCAGCGGCTTTTGCCGACTTTGTAGCCATGCCAAGTGCCATTGCAACGGCTTGCTTTTGGGGCTTGCCTGATTTCATTTCCATTTTGATGTTCTTGGAAATGGTCTTGTCTGAATAACCTTTTTTCATTGGCATTTTGCTCTCCTAAGTAAAACAGGCCAACATCTCTGCTGGCCTGTCTTGGTTTAACCACCGATGCGATAAACGACAAAAGTGTCAGCCGCAGTCTTACGGCAACGGAAACGTGCAGATGCACCAGCCGTAGCCGCAGTTGCAGCAGAACCAACGATGGTCACGTTTGTGTTGACTGTAAGAGTCAAAGCAAATGCAGCCAAAGTGATGACGCTGAAGTCAAACGAATCACCGATGGCCCACTCAGTTGCCAAATCAAGGTTTGCACCTGTTGGCAATTGAATGTCACGGCTTGCTGTGGGAGTAGCAGTGATGATGCCTGTCAACACGTTGGCAGCAGTTGCCGCCATCGAGCCGCCATCAGCAATGTTGGCTGGCGCACCTTGAGGTTGCCAGTTGCCATTGTTGCTGATGTCAGGAGCAACACCCACTGAATAGTAAGCGCCCGATGCACCAGCTTGAATAATCACGTTGGTGGCATTGGTAAATGCGCTTGATACATAGGTGGTGTTGTCAACCGTTGTCAGCAAATCATTGGCTTCAGGGAATTGGGGAAACCCAACTTCTTGAAACACTTGTGCGGGAGAGAATGCTTGAACAGCGATTTTCTCGCCTGCTGGTACTGCAACAGTAGCTGTACCTTGTGCAAAAATTACTTGATAGCTCATGATTTACTCCTTAAGCCTGATTGAATAGCAAAATACCAGACATTTCTGGCTGCTTATTGACCACACCATACAGGGTGTCCAAGCGATACTTGGTCTTCATGGTGTTGACATCGTACTGCTTCTGCATGACCAACTCGATACCCTGATCGGT